TGAATACGCTAAAGCCGTTGCCGCTGGTTTAGTTCCCGCTTCTGCACTTGCCGCCGGCCTCGGTGGTGTAGCCCTTGGTACCATTCCAGGCTCTTTGGGCGTTCCTGGTTTTCAACAAGGAATTAATCCTGAAGGATACGGCTCCAACAACACGGACATGGCACGGATGGGCGTGCCAACTATGCAGTACCAGTACGTGTAATAAATAAATTACCGACTGCTAAAATTTGTGTTAGATAAGACATATTCATGTCTGAATCTTTCACCCGATAAAAACACTTCCTGCGACACTGGAGGATAAAACAAAGTGTTCATTGATAACGACTTTCCAAAGATCCTGGGTGCGGAACTTTACCGTCCACACCCTGCTTACATTGCTGAAATGGCAGTGGAGCCTGTGGTGGTCCACGACTTCACCCGTCAGCCTGGTCAGACCGTTCAGTTAGACCGCTATAAGTTCTGGGGTACCCCTGGTACTAAGGACAGCCGTGAGCGTGTGTCCGACCAAACCATCGGTACGGCCAACAGCCGTAACATCACCAAGGAGAAAGTCCTGGTGGTGCTTAAGGAATACACCGGTCCTGCAGATCCGGGTGATCCGACCCAGCCTTCGACCTTCAAGATCGCTCGTGAAACCCTGATTACCGCCCAGCGTCTGCTGCTGGACACCGGTAATCTGAACATGTTCCACCAGTCGATCGGCAGCCTGACTCTGCTCGACGACTATCGCCGTTGGCGTGACCGCGTCTTCATTGACGAACTTGCCAAAGCCGAAGCAAACGGTGCCGCTTCTACCACCCAGGGTGGTTACTACTTCGCTGGTAGTAAGACCAAGAATGCTTCTGGTCAAATCACCTACAGCAGCGCTGAGTTCACCGCTGAAGTGCAGCAGTTCCAGGTGCGCACTGACCTTCTGACCATTGTTAAGGACCTGCGTAAGCGCAACGTTCCTACCTTCGCTGATGGTCTGTATCGTTGCATCTGCGATCCCACCTTCATGATGCACCTGCGTCGTGATACTGACTTCCGTGAGATCGCTCGTTACGCTGGTAACCCTGGCCAAGGCATGTACATGGGCAACCCCATGATGCCTAACAACGCCAGCTTCTACATGGGTCCCCAGGCTGGTCAAGGTTACTTCCTGGCTGGCGAACCTGTGATGCCTACCGGCGTTCAGTTCGAAGGTGTGAAGTTCTTCGAGTCGACCAACTTCCCCACTAAGAACGTTCAAGCTTCGTTCGATGCTGGCTCCAGCTACAGCTCCCAGGAAGTGGCCCAAGGTTACTTCTTCGGTCCTCAGTCTGTCGGTGTGGGTATTGGCGGTCCGAACGCACAAGTTCTGATCAACAATAACGACGATTTCAGTCGTTTTATCATCCTGATTTGGCAACTTTACGCTGGTTTCGAGATCCTCAACAAGGACTTTGTTACCACCGCGTTCAGCTTCGTGTCTGATGACGGCAACGTCTGATAATTAACAAATAAACCACAACATAGGAAAAAATAAATGACCTATTTGTCCGCTAAAAAGATCTTCCCAGGTAACTGGGCAGAGCCTCTGAACGGTTGGTACAAGAACATTGATACCAACGACAATGGTGTTAATGATGCCTCGAAGGGCGGCCCCACTTCTGTGCTGGCCGTCCCCGGCTACCGTTACTTCCAGCAGCGTGGTTACGTTGCTGTTGCCACCGCTTCTGGCGCTGGTGCAGCCGCGACCGGCAATGTGATCGTTCCTTCGCCTTACCGCCAGGACGACACTCGCCCCGACATCACCGGCATGGTGATCTCTGGCAGCACCACCCTGCCTGCTTTTGTGTATCGCGCCACCATCTCCGTTGCTTCTGGCTGGGGTGACGGCCGCGTTGCTTCCGGTATCTATGCTGCTACCGGCAACGTGATCACCTTCTGCCGCGACTCCAGCGGTCCCGTATCTGCTTCTGGTGACGGCGAGGCTGTGGCTCAGGCCAACCTAACTTCGACTGTGTCTGGTGGCCAAGGTGGCGAAATCTTCTTCGCTGGTGGTACCGCTGCTTATAGCTCCAACCCCTTCCTGACTGCTACCGGCGCTGCTGGTGTGACTGCCACCAACGTCTACAAGAACCTCACTGGCGCTACCACTCTGAAAGTGTTTGCTCGTGGTACTACCACCGGCACCAGCACTTCCGGTGGTTGGTACATCTCCAGTGCCGATGCCAACGCTGGTCGCAGCGGCTACTTCGTTGTGGAAGTCTGCTACATCCAACCAGATGAAGCTCCTGGCTACGAAGACATTGATGGCTACCTCCTGGGCCGCACTGTTAGCTGATTGAGTTAAACTAGGACCAGTGTAATACTGGTCCTATGACAACCCTTCCGGCAATGCTTTATCAGCATAAAAAAACAGGTGCCCGAGTCAAGGTTGTAAGCGAATGGGATAACGGCGATTGGTTCATGGTCGAAGATCAGGACGGTCGCCTTTTCACCGTTTACAAAAATGAGATTCAACCTGATGAAGAAGCTACCAAGAAGGTGAAAACCCTTCAGGTAAAAGATAAAGCAGCGAAGGAAGAACCTCGTACTTTTCCCCCTGATCACCGTTTAAATATCAATGGCGCTACCGCCCAAATGATCGCTGATCATATTAAAGGTATCGGCTTGAAAACAGCCCGAGAGATTAAAGATCTTCAGATGTCCTTATCGGGTGAAAGGTTCAACAATCTCGAACAATTAAGGCAGATTAAACGCGTTGATTGGGATGCCGTGATGGCAGCTGATTTAATCAGGGTCTGATACTCATCTCCTTCTAATGACCCTTGGGAAACCAGGGGTTTTTTAGTCTTACAATTAAAATAAAAAGATATGTACTCCGGTCCCGCTCTCTACAAAGGCAAGGTTGGCTCCACTGGCATCTCCACTGGACCTCATGCACATTTTGAGTTAACAAAGGATGGTAAACGAATTCCTTTGTCAACAGCACGTGCAGACATTGGACAGTATCTTCAGTTTCGTTTACCAGGACAACAGAATTGGCAGTCTTTATATAACAAGAAAGCCAGTGATTATCTGTTGAATCCAGCAGCGCCACTTACCAGTCCCATGGGGATGCGTAAACATCCCGTTCATGGAGATTGGCGTGAACATGGAGGAGAAGACTATGGCTTACCAGAAGGCACTCAACTTCGTTTCCTTGGCGAAGGTTCAATTGCTACTTACGCCAATCGAGGTGGTGCCGGCAACGTTTCTAGCTTGCGCACGGGTCCTTACGAACTGCAGACCTTTCATTTAAGTGAGTTACCAGATTCATCTACAACCCGTGGTAAAGCAAAGAAAGAATCTACGGAAACAACAGAAGATACAGAGGAAACAACAGGTGAATCGTTTGAAGATCTGTTAAATTCCTATATTGAAAAACAATACATGGCGGAGATGATGAAGCAGGCAACTTCGTCTCCCCAGAGTCCATTTGAGAAGTTTGCGCAGATGATGCGAGCGTTCCCAACTGGTGCCATGCCCAATGTATTAACTGACCAGAAAGCCAGTTAATACAGGTCCTTTATAATGAAAAACATACGGAAATAAGCGGTGCAGTTATCCGACTTTGACAAAAGTAGGGTCCGGTATCACCTGGGCTACTTCACGGTTTCCGTGCCAGCGGGTGACTATGCCCGTCTGGAAGAAGCGATGAATACGATCCCTGATTCGTACTTCTACGATAAGATCGCTATTCAGATTGGCCGTTGTGATACGGCCGAAAAGAAAACCGAAGTAGCAACTTCACCTTCCACAAGGTTAGAGAGCATTGCTGGCGACGTTGACCGTACCATCCGGTCGAGCAACGCCAAAGAAGCCCTCAAGGTTTGGGACGAGATTTATCTCTACGAAACCAACCGTTTAGCCGGCATCCTGTACGTTCCTAACTACAAGGATCCGTTCCAAGCCAGATACCGTTACGAACGCTCTGGCGCTGAATTTATCCAGGCACTCCCTGGTCCCGCCGACACAGCTGTTGGTTCTCGTCTTTATTTACATGAGGTTTGGAGGTAAGTATGCCACAAGGTAAGCGGACAGGGTCTAACCCTAATGTTGTTGATTTTTCTACTATTCTTCAAGCTCTAACAGGAAAACCTGGCAACGCTTCTTATGTAGCCGCTGGCGGAGGCATGGGTGGCCGTCGCGGTACAAGTAAGCCTTCAAAATCTGGTTCCGTCACTACTGCTAAGCTTCCAGAAGGCTACTCCACCTACGGCACATATACCGTTGGTGGCATTGAATATGACATTGCAAGTGGGCGGCCAACCTATATGCCCCCTGGTTCTGTCTACCCCTCTTCTTCTGTTGCTCCTATTGGCGGTACACCAGCAGAACGCGCTCAGGCTGCAGAAACCTCTCGTGTTGCTCAACTAACTGCACAAGATCCTGAGCTTCAGCGTTATGAGAAAG